TCCCGCCACACCGGGAGCCGATATCCTTGAAAGCCTTTTGCACCACAGCAAGCCTTTCCTTAGCCCAGTCACCCATGAAAGAGAATGCTTTTCTGACAGCCTCGCGCCCCGCGCCGAAAGCATCGGCAAAGAACGAGCCGACAGCTGAGAATATCTGCTTGATACCCTCCCAAGCTCTGTTCATATCGCCTGTAAAGACCCCGCGAAAGAACGTGACCAGACCATTCAGCACATCGATGACCGCCGATATCGCTCTGCTGACTGTGTTGATGACAGTTTTGCCGATACCCGTTATAACAGGTGCCAGTTTGTCTATCAGCCAGTTGATGATAGGCAGGATATTATTCTTGTAAGCTGTTGCAATGTCAGCTATCAGACCCATCACGTTGTTGAACAGTGGTCTGAGATGCTTCTTCCAGAGTGTCGTTATGTTGCTCAGCAGTGTATCGTATACAGGCTTGAGCCATTTTCCCCAGAAATTGATGATGGTATCTTTGATGCCGTTCAGCGCTTCACGCAGTGCCTCGAATATCACAGCGCCGTTTTCGTCCCACATTGCTTTCAGGTCGGTGAATATGTCAGTGACTATGGTCATTATCACTGTGAGCAGGGGTGCTATCGCTTCTGCCCAGAACGTATCGAATATCTCCTTGATACCCGCAAACAGCGTGCCTGCGGTCTTCCACATCTCTGTTGCGAACTGTGTGAAAAACGGCAGTATAGTCGTGGTGAACAGACCCATGAACGGGAACAGCACTATGTCCCATATATCCGAGAATACTTTGTTGAAACTATCGAAAATGCCTGCCGCTATATCGCCTGTGGTCGCGACTACAGTTTGCAGATACGCGGTGAAGTCGCCTGAAAGATACGACCTGAGCGGTTCGGCAAGCGTGCCGATATCCGAGAACGCCCGCCCCAGCGTACTGCGGAATTTGCCTGCCTCGCCCCCGATCTTGCCGAACGCCGAAGAGAATATCCCCGCAAAATTCTTGCCAAAGTATCCTTTGAAGTCTGCAAAGCCTTTTTT